CGTCCAGGCGCCGGTAATGCCGGCGGCCAGGCCATCCATCAACGCTTGGCCGGCTTGGCGCCACTTTTGCGGTTGGCCGTTAAGCACGTCATACAAAAACGTGCCCAAACTGGTTTGCACGCCAAATATTTTGGTGAGCCAGCCATCGAGCAAACCGGCAAACCATTTGCCGACGGTGTAACCCACCGTAAACGCCGCAACCATTGCAGACAGCCGCAGCAACAAGCCACCCACCCCCATAGCCGCAATGCCGCCCTTCACGCCCATCAAAACCAGGCCGTAGTTAAGGAGGGCAATGGGGGCCAGCACAGTGCCAATCGCCAGCGTCAAACTACCCATCACCGCCAGCACAACCGCCAAACCGCCGGCCAACATCATCAGCACTCCGACCAAATCCTGGTTATCCCGCGCCCAAGCGGATGCGCCTGTGATGATGGGATTGAGGAAATCCATCACCCCTATCAGCGCCGGTTTCAGGCTTTCACCCAGCGTGCTGCTTAGCTCAAACACCCGGTTTTTTGCTTCCACCCACTGCGCGGAAAGCGCCTGTTGGCGCGATTGCATCTCCCGCATCATGCTGCCCTTGGCCGCTTCATCGTTTGCCAGCTTGATCTGCTGGCGGAACTCATCTGCGCCGTTGGCGAGCTTGGCCAATGTGTCCGAATGGTCTAGCCCAACCAGCTCCACCATGATGCCCACGCGCTTATCCGGCGCCACTTTGGCCAGCTTGTCGAACAGCTTCAGGTAAGTGCCGGTGGCATCGGTTTGCATGCCTTGCTGTATTTCTGCACTGTTCCAGCCAATGTCTTTCACCGCTTGCTGAAACTTCTTCGTGCCCTTTGTGGCCGCCGCCAATTTTTGGGTGATGGCGTTGATGGCTGTTGCGGCCACCTCGGGCCGGTCGCCCAGGGTTAGCAGCGTGGAGCCTAGGGCGGCGGCATCGTTGGCGCTCATCTTTACGGTGCTGATGACGCCACTGATGCGGTTAAGCACGTTGATGATGTCTCCGCCCTTACTGATGGCGTTGTCGTCCAGGTAGTTGATGGCATCGGCTAGGCCGCCAATGGCTGTCACTGGGATGCCAAAGTTTTTTGCAACCTTGCCCATTTGCTCGGCAATTTCATCCGGCACGGCATCAAACGCGATGGCCATCGCCGCCGAATTGCGCACAAACGATGCCAGCTGCTCCACCATTTCCTGGGGCGTTTTTGCGCCTTTGCCCACTTCCATCCGCGCACCAGCCGTCACCATTTCGGCAATTTGGTTGGTGGTGAGTGGGATCTCGCGGCCCAGCTCATGCACTTTTTGGCGCACATCGTCGTAGACGGCGGTGAGCTTGGCGGCGCCGTCTTTGGCGCCGGGCACTTGGCGGGCAACGCCAAGCATGGCGTCCTCAAAGCTCGAAAAGTCCCGCACGGTTTTGGCAATGGGCAGGCCAATTGCGGCGCTAGCACCCAGCATGCTGGCGCCGGCGCCGGTGAGGTCGCTACCCAGGGAGCGGGTCTTGTCGTATTTCTCTTTGGCGGCGCTGATGCGCCGGTGCTCATCGCGCAGTTGCGCCAGCTTTTGCCGCTGCACTTCAAGCTGCGCAGTGGCAGCGGTGGTGTCTGCGGCCAAGCGCTTTTGAGCATCGGCCATGTTCGTGATGCCTGATTCGCGCATGCGCTCGCGCAGCGAGCTAAGGGCACCGCTTTGGTCTTCCAACTTGTTGGTCAGCCGCTTGACGGCAATCTCAGCAGCGGCCAACTTGCGGGCGTTTTCATCGGCGGCGGCGCCGTCTGCCGCGCGCGAGGCGCGAAGTTGCTCGAGCTTTTCGCGCTGCTGGGCGAGCTTGGCCGTGGTGTCCTTCACCGCTTGCTGCTGGGCGCGGTAGGACTCCAACATGCTCTGCTGGCGTTGCAGCTCTTTGAGCTTGTCGCGGGTTTGGCCCAGCTCTTTGGTGGCCGCTTGGCTTGCCGCCTGGATGCGCTTGAGCGGGGCCACCGCTTTATCCACCGCCGCCAGGATTACTTCGAGTTTCAGGCTGTTGGAGATACCCATGGTGTTCTGGTGCGGTGGAGTGGGGCAGGGCAGGGCTTATGTGGCCGGCGGTGGCCCGGCCTGGGCTTTGGCGCGCTCAATGGCGCGCTCGTGCCAGCGCATCAGCTCGGGCAGTGGCATGGGGTTCATCGCCTGGGGTGGCCAGCCAAAAACGGTGGCAAGGTCAGCCATCACGTCCTCCACGTCAGCGGGGATGCTGACGGGGTCTGGCGGCGCCAGGCTCAGCCGGCCTGGATCTCCAGCACATCCTCCAGCGTCGTCTTCGGCGCCAAAAAACCAGCAGCATGCACCCCCAAAACGAAGAGGTCGGCGGGGTCGAGCCGGTCAATGTCCTGCTTGTTGAGCGTCGGGGTGGTCACGCGGGGCAGCAGCACACCCAACGTGTTGGCATCCAGCTCGGCGAGCTTGGCCAGGCTGATGCCGCGCAGCTCGCCGCTGGCCGGGCGGCGCACGGCCACGGTGGTGATGAGCGTTTCGCCGCGTTGCAAGGGGCTGTGCAGGGTGTGGGTGGTATCGGTCATGGGGTTGGTGTGGATAGTGGTTGAGGTGGGGGCTTAAATGCCCAGCGCAGCGCGCAGAGATGCCGTGCGATCCACGCCGCCCACGGTGTGCTTGCCGGCCACAAGATCGATCTCGATGAGCACTTCGGAGTCCATCGTCAGCTTGTAGTAGCTGCACACCGTGACGTACTTGTGCTCTGTTTTCTTGCCCGCTTCCGCGCTGCCCATGTCCATCTCACTGTGGCGGCCACGCACCAGCACTTCCACCGATTTGTAATCCTCAGCGTCCGGCGACTGGGTGGCGCCGGCAAAGCGCAGCATCACCCCATCGTGCTTGGTGATGCCCCACTGTTTGATGGCATCCGGCAAGTAGCCGCCAGCCGTCCAGCCAAGCTTAATGGCATCCAGGCCCATGGGCACGTTGATGGCGCCCAGCATGCCGCCGGCGCGGTATTCCTCATCTTTGGTTGCGAGCTTGGGCAGCTCGACGGTCAGCACGGAGCCGATGTAGCTCGTTCCGTCGTTGAACAAATTGAAGGCCTTGAGGATTTGGGGCAACGCCATGTGTAGGTGCTCCTGTGTTTAAGCGACGGCGGAAGCCAGGCGCTGGGAGAAGTCGAAGAAATATTTGCTGGTGATGTGTTGCCGCAGGTTGAGGTTTTCGAGCGGCGGCACAGGGGTGTAGTCGTAGCCCAGCGTCAGGCCGCCGGCGGATAGCGTGGCCGAGGTGTTGCGCTCCTCGTCGTACCAAACGTCGGCCCCGATCAGCTCGCCGTTGGAGACCATCTGGCGCAACTTGGCGCGAATGGTTTCGAGGATGTCCTTTGCGTGCTGCGGGCCTAGGCCTTTGTCGATGGCCCAAAACAGGCCGTCGCCAATGGTGTCGTACAGCACTTGCGCGGTGCGCGTGGCGCTCTCGAAGGCGAACAACTGATCATCCGAGCAAGTGCGGCTGCCCCAGAAGCGGAAGCCGTCCCGGCGGATCAGGCCGGTGATGTCCCCATCGTTGAGCAGGCCAACATCGTTGGCGCTATCCAGCAGATCCCAGCTCAGCGCGGGGTTCAGGCCAGAGATGCCATTCACCGCCACGTTGCTCAAGGTTTTGTACCAGCCGACATCCCGGTCGATCTTGGCGCGCAGGCCCAGCGCGTAGGCCACGGCATTGGCGCTGGTGTAGGCGCTGGTGGTGGTGTCCCACCGGGTGAAATCTGGGTGGATGAGCATCAGCTCGCGGGCGCTGAAGTTGTCCCGGTAGTCCAGCGCATCGCTCACTGTGGCCACGCGGTCGCAGGATGCATAAGCCATCGCGCGCAGCTTTTGCGCAACAGTGGCCAGCGCTGTGGTAACGGCCTGCGTATCCAGCCCAGGTACACCCAGGATGCGCGGCTTCACGCCCAGCGCGGCTTCCGCCGTCAGCAGCGCTTGCATGCCGGTGCGCTGGCCGCTGGATAGCGTGGTGCCGATGATGTTGGTGGTGGTTTCCGCCGCCGTGGTGCCCGGCGCCACACGCACCGCCACTGTGATGGGTTTGCATTGCTGGCCAATGGCATCCAGCGAGCTGGCCAGCGTGCCTTGTGAGCCGGCCTTGCCTGCGGCGGCGGATACATCGGTGATGAGCACCGGGGTGTTGAGCGGGAAGGCGGTTGCGTCTGCATCCGATGCAGTGCAAACCAAGCCGACGATGGCCGTGGCAATGGTGGTCAGCGTGCGGGTGCCGGTGTTGACCTCGGTAATGCGTACGCCGTGGTTATAGCTCATGAGTTTTGGCTCCTAGTTTGTGCCCTAGGTGCCATAGTGCTATTGGCCCGCAAAACTCTCAACAGGTATTATCAAAGCTGGCCATCAGCTGCTACAAAACTTGAGTTTTAATGTGTGCGGGCTGAGCCACTAATTCCCACTCAACCCCATTCCAGCGTGGCCACCGGCCTGTTGGCCAGGTGTTTGGCGGTGGCTGGCGAATTGTGCCAGCAGGCATGAGGTAGGTGCCTGGTGCATCCAGTGGGCTTTCCCAGGCCTGTGCTGTGCCGAGGTAGTGGCCACCAGAATCCAACTGGGTAACGGTAATACATTGCATGTCAGTATGCCTTTATTACTGGCAAGCGTGCACGGTTTTCAGGCCGTGTTTCGGCATCGCCATATACGGGGTTGCGAACGTCAATTTCAAATCCGCTGGAGCCAGAATCCCAGCCCGAGACAGTCACTGTTTCGTTAATTTTTGACACACGTACAAAACAAACGGTGCTGAGGTTGGTTGCATTGCCTACAAATGCGCCATTTGGCGATGTCGGCAATTGTGTTTTAGGTGCAGCGGTGGCCCAGGATTGCTGGGAGCCTAAAACCCGGCCCGGATCAATGCCACGGCCTAGGTCTAGCCCACGGTCAAACAAGCCTCGGTCATCCGGCAAATTGAACGTGGTGGCGCCGTTGCCCGCGCCGTAGCGTGTGCCTATTTGTGCAAACAGCTCGGCATATGTGGTGCGGCTAATTGCCGCGCCATTGCGCACTAAATAGCCGGATGGCGGCGAGGCTCCATCCCAATAACTGCACATGCCGATGGGGTAGGCGGCCTTAATAAGCGCTCGGACTTCCGCGCCCGTGTAAACGCCACCTAAGTTTTGGCGTGCTGTGGAGGCACTAGGTAAATCCGAAAGGTTTTTTGCTCTTTCTAGCGGCGTGGGAGTGTTGGCTGTTGGCTCGTTTTGGCACGCAATGAGTTTGTGACCGGAGCCACTGATGGCGTTGACTAGCGTGAGCTGGTTGGCAATATCTTCATCGGCTGCCCAGGCAGATTCGGGGAGCCGTTCACCATCCAAATAAAGGGCTAGCCCACGGGTTGTGGTCAAGGCAAGGGTAATGACTGTTTGCCCATCCGTGAGGGAGATTTCCTCCTCCACGGTATCCACCACAATGGTGGCGGTGGATTGATCACGCCATTCACAATCCCCATCCGCATTGCTTTTCTTCGACCAAACTTGCCCAGTAGTTCCCCCTGGTGTTGTTTGAGCTGGGGTAAGTTGAGAGAGCACCCAGTCCTGAGTTGCAATGACGCCCGAGCTGTTTAGCTCAATGGTTGCCCCGTTGGATGAAAACACCTTCACCCGCAACACCAAGCCAGTTTGCGCGCTGGCGGTGGTGGGATTGACTTCGGTCAAGGGCAGGGAACCATGCGCATAGGTGCCACCGCTTTGGTCGAGAATTGAAAACTCCCGCACCAGAATTGCAGCGGGCACGGTTTGCACAACCGCTTCCACGGTGTAGATGCCGGCGGTATCAGCCGGGTCTTGATACACGCGGTTGATGCTGAGGCGCAAAACCTCGTGCACGATTTGTTGGCCCGGCGTAACGGCGCTACCGCCGCCATCCCCCAGCAGCAAATGCGTCAGCTTCACAGGGATGCCACTGACGGTGGAGGCAGTATCCGCATCTAACCCATACTGGGTGTGGATTGAGTAATAGGCGCTCATGGGTTGTGATGTGTGAGTATTGTTTGTGCGCTTTTAAATCATTCAGGCGTGAATTGATTTTCAGTAAAGCCATGCAAGCCTGTGATGAGTTTTACGTTTCTACAGCGCCGAATGCTTTGGGATGATGAATTATCTTCTTCTCCAGTAAAAAGCATTTTTATCACAAAATCGCCATCGTTGGCGTAATGCAATAAGCTATTAGCCACAATCTGTGGAACGCCATTGTAGGCAAGATATAAGTTTCTGTTGTAGCGGTAAAGTGCAATGTGGACTTCTTCCCCAAGCTGAACAGCATTTGATGCTGAATATTCTTTAGGCATTCCAACCCCAAAATGAGATGGAGTGCTCGGAACTTCAAGCCTGAAAAACTCGCTAAAAACGGTTGCTGCTGGCATGGAGTTATAGCCATCTATGCAAAACCACCCGCCAAAGTACCAATCACCACCAGAAATATCGTATTCTTGCAGTTGCCCGCTTTGTTTTTTTGCCGTCAAATAGCCGGAGCCAGTTAATTTTATCCAATAATTCCCGCTTATTTGCTCAACAGTAAATGGGTTTATGGCAGATGCGGTTTGTACTTCACTGTTACCCGTAAAATCTGTGGCAACATTGTTTTCACCAAGCCCAAGCGAAAACAGAGTTTGCGCCGGCCTGTTTTCTGTAGGGTTTGGCCAAGGCTCAGCGTTTGGTGTGAAGTTTTCTGTGTGCAAACATTGCCCAATTACCAGCATGAATTCATCTATGTTGCCATCTACAGCAAGAATGCCTGGTGGATAATATTGCGCAGCGCAAATTAATAAAGATTTGCTATTAAAGCTCTTGAGTTGTGTTGTAATATTTCCGCAAAGATCACCATTAATAAATACATATATTTTTGTTGTTTCGCCTACTGTTTCTCTGCCAATTTCTATGTTAACCCATTGCGACCCTGTAAAAATATTTACACCAGTATCTATATGATTCCCGTTGAATGTTCCATCAGCATATAGTAAGTTTGGGTAAAAAACAACAACCGGCCCCTGTGTATCATCTCCATTAGTTCTGTAGTCCAGTAAAAAAGTTTCTCCTGAGTGGCTGTTAACTTTTACCCAAAAATTAATGCTAAAGTCATTAAGACCTATGATCATTTTCAGATCATCTGACTTGATGTATTTGTAACTGCCAGATGTTGACCTGATTGATTTATCACCGAATTTGCTTTCAGAGGATGTGTGATCTATCCCCTGCGGGGATATTGCAACATTGTGCATATACAGGCTTGAGTCAACAATTGAATCCCCCTCAAAATGCAAAAGCAAGTTATACGGCAAAATATTTGCAGGTGCGGTAACTTTGGATTTTTGAGACAAAATGGCGCGCAGCAATGCAATGCTCATGATTAGATTACCTCAAAAACATTGGCCGCAACTTGCTGCAAACCAAAGAAGGTTTTACCTTCCGTAGCTGATGATTTGGTTACGGTGCCAGTAGCTGCCACACCAGCAACTTTGATCGTAACGCCTGATGCCGCAACAAAACTAATACTGCTGGTGGTGTAAACGCCACACAAAAATGCAGTTTTGTTTTTCTTGTTTTTAAGGCCAAGCGGAATGGTCAAAGTTAAATCGGTGGTGCTTGTGAGTAACAAAATACCATCGTCAGCGTCAGACAGTGTTTTGTTTGTGCTGACATCGGCACTATCGTATTCAAGCTGCGCTGCGGCCAACACGGATTTGATTTGTGCCTGAAGCGTCATCAGAGCAGTGATGATGGTCATCGCCGCCGTCAAATCAGCCGCTGTGATGTTGCTGGGCAGGGTGCCGAGCGTGACGTTGCGCACATCCGCCGCCGTCAAGCCGCCGGAGCTTTTGGCCGCAGTGGCCTGGGCTTGCAAAACGGCCAGCGCTTGCAGCAAACCCATGGTGGCGAGCAAAGGGGTATCTGTAGCGCTGGGCAGGGTGCCTAGCGTGACGCTGCGCACTTGTGCCGGCAGGTTATCCAGCAACCATTGCGTGCGGTTAAGCAGCGCCTGAGCCGGCAAATTCATGGGGCCACCGGGGCCGCCCATGGCTGGCGTATTGGTTTCAAGCTGAGGAACGTCAGACCAAGTGGATTGTGCTGTTAAGTTAGCCATATATTGTTTAGGTGATGTTTTGTTAAATAACGTTTATTTATAAATTAAATGAGCCATCAAGCGCCTGAGTTCCATTCAATACCCAATCGCCATCTAACACCAGATCGTTTGCAGATGATGTGGTCAGCATGTGTTTGGAAATTGTGATTTCCCTAATGAAAATTGCGCGCACCGCTTTTTTTGTTTCAAGCGTGGAAACAAAAGCCATGCTAACGCCAGTAAGGTGTGAACTTAATCTTTTGGTGCGGTTAATGGATTGGATTAAATTAATCCAGCCAATGCCATATAAAGCTGTTTGAGATATTTCCAGGCTAATGCTGAACGTGTTGGGCAAACCGGGCGGCGTTTGTTGGTGCGCCTCAATGATCTGCGCACCAACACCAAACGGCGCAATGGCTGCTGCAACGGCGCCAGGCGTGCCTTTGATGCGGTGGATTTGCCGGCTAGCCGTGATGGCCTCGCGGCGCTGGGATTCGCTCCACTGCGGAGACCAATCCTCCACTACCCAAGCCCACGCCAGCCAGGGCAGCAAGGCAGCGGGGCATTCGGTGGGGCTGGTGACTTGGCGGATTGGGCGAGGGTCTATGCCCGCAATGCGGGCCGCCAGCGCGGCGCTGATGGCCTGCATTTGCTGGCTGGAGCCAGGCGGCAACAAAGAGGTGGTGGCGTTGCTCATGATGCAACTTGCTCGGCAGTGACCGTTACCTTGGTGCAGCGCGCTATCTGCCCAATACCAAGCGGCGCAATTTCAGCCGCCGGCTTGAGCACCACCACATTGCGGGCGCCAGTTTTTTGAGTTGCCGCAGTGATGCCGCTGATGTAGGGGCATTTGCCAAATATGGCAGATTCAGAGGCATAGGTTTGTGCATTTTCAAGCGCAGCCAGCCGGACGGTTTCTTTATCCGGCCCAAATGGCACGTATAAAACAACCTCGATTTCATATTCCACCATGCTGGCAGATTGCACGCTCACCACATCATTCATGGGCCGAATGGTTTGGCTACTTAGTGCCGAGGCGACCGTGGTAAGCAGCTCTTCACTGGCCACGCCGTTATTTTCAAAGGATTGGATATATACCGTTACCGTACCTGGTGAATGGCTGTATGGCAAAACAGATTTCACCAGCCCAGACGCTGAGAATGCAAAAAACCTGTAAGTGCCTTCTGCGCCGGCGGTGCTTTTGGCATCAAAGCTCAGCAATATGCGCTTGAGTAAATCTGCATCGCTTTCCATTACTGCCGCTACGGCAGGGGTTACGGTGGTATTGGCAGGGGTGATGGTTAACCGGGTCAGGCCTTCGTTGGCAGCGATTTCTTCAAGATCTGCACCTTTGGCGAATGCCAGCATGCGGGCGCGTACTGCATCGTTCACGCGTTGGCGCAAAACCAGCTCGCGGTAGGCGAACTCCTCGGCGAGGATGACGGCTGGGTCTGTGGCCAGGGCGAGCGCGGGGGCGAGGGAGGGATCGCGGGCGGCAATGTCCGCCAGGATGGCGGCCAGGATGGCTTCGTAAGAGAGTGATTCGACGGCATCCGGCGCGGGCAGCAGCGATAGATCAATGGTCATTGGTTTACGCGCTCATGGTGATGGGGTGGCGCAGCTGGAGGGTGGACTGCACGCCTTCGGGGTCGATGTACATGCCGTCAAGCACCAGATCAGCAGCACCGGGCTGGGTGCGATCAATGCTCACGCTGGACAGGCGGTAGTTAGGCACCCAGCGCATGAGGGCAATTGCCACGGCGGCAAATAGGCGGACTTGGGTCAGCTCGTTATCCGGCTGATCCAGCAGATCGGGCACGGTGCTGCCAAACCCTCGGCGCATGACGCGGCTCCCGATGGGTGTGGTGAGCACGATGCCGATGGATTGGGCGCAGTGTTCCGGCCCCGTGAGGCGGGCGCCCGTGGCTGAGGACATGCCGATGAGCGATGACGTGCTGGCCATGTGCTGATGCCTTGCTTATGCCTGCGGCGGGCCAGAGGTGCCCTCGTGCTCGGGGACGTGGTGCGTGTGGCTGCTGAGCGGGATGCCGGCGGCGGTGACTTCGGCGGTGGTGGCCAGTGATCCCGTGATGTCCACCGCAGCGCCGCTTCCACCACCTTGGCCGGACATGCCCGCAGCAAACGACAACGGCCCCAGCACATTGAGCGGGCCATGCACCGTGGTGATGGGGGCGGTGATGGATGCGGTGGCGGTGGCGGTGATTTCTACCGCCGGCGCGCTGATGCTGGCTGAGGTGGAGGCGGTGGCTGTGATAGTGGCTGCTTCCAGCGTGGCTGCACCGCTGGCTTGCACATGCGCGGTGGTGGTGTTGACGGTCACTGCGCTGGGTGCCGTGAGCGTGACGTTGCCGCCGGTGGGGAGCACAACGGTCAGGGTGTGGGTGGCGTGGTTGTATGTGGTGGAAGCGCCATCCGGGTAGCGCGTGACGCTTTCGTCTGGGGATTCGCTTGGGGCCGGGTTGGCGTTGCAGTACAGGCCAATGAGCACGCGCCCGGCGCTGAGGTTGCCGCTGGGGGACAGCACGGTGCATTGCTCTCCGGCAGTGGGCGGCGACCATGTGCGTGTGCTGCCAGCGCGCACGCAATACCAGGGCAGCCAATCCGTGAGGAGCTTGCCGCTGCGCACGCGGCAGCGCGGTGGGGCGTGCTGGATTTCTTCAACCACGCCTTCGCGCAGGACGTTTTGCAAAGCGTCTTCAAGCGCGCGCAAGCGGTGGAGGAGTTCAGGGGGCATGCCTGCACTTTGCAGGCCTCGCGCGTGCGCGGCAATGATGCTTGTGGTGGCTGGTGCGCAGCTGTGCAAGTGTGCTGTTTAGCCACCACCAAAGCCGCCACCAAGGTGCTGGATGAGCAGGCGCTCGATCATGTCCAGATCCTCAGCCGAATACCCCAGCAGCTGACGCTGCGCGTAAAGCACGCTAGGGCCGGTTGGTTCTACACGGTCAAACTCGCCGTACTGGTGGACGTAGGCAATGCGGGCCACACGGCCCATGAAGCCCACTACAGCAGCGCCAGGCTCAACCTGAGCCTTAAGGTTGCGCGCGGTGCGTAGCTTTTCAAACATGCGCAGCTTGGCTTTGATGTAGCCACGCCGGTTTTGCGGCTTGCGCGGCGCGTAGGCGCTGCCATCCGGGTTTTGTTGGCGGCCAATGCGCTGGCTTTGGCTTTTGCGCAGCTCGGTGGCAATGGTGCGGGCGAGCTTGCGTTGCTCTGGCTGGCTGAGTGCGGCGAGCAGCGGCTCGACCCAATCTGCTAGCGCTTTGAGGTCTGCCACGGTTTAGTACCGCACTTCTGGCTGCGTGAGCGTGGCCAGCACGGTGCGGGCTTGGCCGCTCAGGTCTTTTGAGCCGTCCAACACCCAATCCCCCGTGAGTTGCAGTGGCGCTTGCATGCCAATTTCGACCGTGCTGGCCGGCAGGCCATCAAATGGGCTGGGCTTGGGGAGGGGGTGTGAGATCGTCCACCGGGCGGTGGTTTCCTGCGGCTCTGGCGTGGCCGCTGGGTTGCGGCTGACGATGACTCGATCCACCAGCTCGAGCTGGATGTTGATATCCACCGTGCCGGCGTTGAGCAGCTCGGCATCAAAACGCAGGGCTTTATCTTGCGTTTGGGGGTTGTTGAGGAGGTGCGGCATGTAGGTGCGCACCCAGTTGAGCAGGGGCACAAACACGCTTGACGGGTTGCCGGGAAAGTCTGTAATGAACAGCTCGGCGGTGTAGGTGATTTGGTGACTCAGGCTGCCACCGCCGGTGCTGGATAGCGTGCCTTTGCCGGCAAACACGAGTTTTTCCGGGTTGGCGGCAATGAGCGGGTTAGCTTGCGTGAGGTAGTCCCGCAGGGCTTTGAGTGATTGCACAGCAGACCCTTAGCGGCGCAGCCAACGCCGTGTGGTGGGCTGGATGGGAACCTCGCTGATGGGGCGAGATTCGGCCAGCGCTTGCGCCTTAGCGCGGCGCAACGCGGGGATGTTGTAGCGCCATTCGCGCCAAAGCTGCGTGGCAACCCAAGCGCCGGACAGCAGCGCAACGAACAGATTGACCCACCCAGCAAGCGCGCCCAATCCCAGCGCAGAGGCCACCCAAGTGGCGGCTTGCTGCACGCTGCTGCTGGCTTGCGAAGCGGGCGACGCAACGTGCGGCGCGATCTGTGATGTGAATTTGTCCACAGTGCTCAGT